GGCGCTGGCGGGACACTGTGGCCGCCGACAATACGGAACGGTTGCGCGGAACCCAACAACTCCACGCCCTGCCGAACTGCTGATGATCATGTGCCGGGTGGCGGGCCATGACCCGGTGATGGTCACGGTGTGGCGGGCCGACGGCGCCATGACCTGGGTCATGTCATGTGCCCGGTGCGGGAGCTTCGACGAGTTCGGCACCGACGAGGCGCAGTCAGACCGGATATGGCGGCTCCTCATGGGCGCATGAAACCTGCAAAACAACTTTGCGCGTCAGCGGAACCTATAAAGAAACCGGGTGAAATTTGTAATGTGTGAGGGCTGGGACGACTACGCAATCGCCGACGACTACGCCGACCCGGTCCTGGCCGCCGAACTCGCCGAAGACGAGAAGCTCGACGGGCCGTGAGTTTCGTCGGCAAGGACGCGCAACGTCTCAAGTCTCCACAGACATGCGCGACCGAACTGCTCGAAGTCGCCGTCGGGCGCGACCTGGACGAGTTCGCCGCCGTCCTCGCCGTCATGTGCGTGGGGCAGGAGAGTGACTTCTGGTGTCCGGCGAACCACGCCGACCCGTCGAGCTTCAACTACCCACATGACAGCGTCTCCAACGACGGCCGCTCGGTGGCTTACTTCCAACAGCAGAACGGTGAGCCGGGGGAAGACCTGCCGCCGGGGAACAAGAACGACTGGTGGGGACCGATGTCGAGCCGGATGGATCTGAAGAAATCCGGCGACAAGTTCCTGAGCAGGCTGCGCGACGACTACCGCACCGCCATCAACGACCCCGCGCTGGCATCCGAATTCATCTCCAATGTGCAACGCCCCCGACCGGACCTGCGTGGCGCGTACGCGAAGCATTGGGATAAGGCGTGGATGTTGATACGTGGCGCAACCAAACCGACGACAGGAGAACCCAGCGTGGTGTGGACGGGCGACCCGGTGTGGCTCGAGGACGTACTACGGCCCGCGCTCGGTGACCGTTTGAAGACCCTGCCGGGATGGAAGGAGTCCGGGCACGGGGACTTCAAAGACATCCGCGGCACGATGATCCACCACACCGGCAACAGCAAGGAGTCGGCGCAGTCGATCCGCACCGGCCGCCCCGACCTCGAAGGCCCGTTGTCCAATCTGCACATCGCACCTGACGGCACGGTGACGATTGTGGCGGTCGGGGTGTGCTGGCACGCCGGCGCCGGATCGTACCCGTGGCTGCCGACAGACATGGCGAACTGGCACATGATCGGCATCGAATGCGCGTGGCCGGACATCGGCCCGAACGGCGGCTACGACCCGCACCAGAAGTGGCCCGACCCGCAGATCATTTCGATGAGGGATACGTGCGCCGCACTGTGCCTCAAACTCGCACATCCGGCCACCCGCGTGATCGGGCACAAGGACTACGCCGGGGCAGCGCAAGGGAAATGGGATCCGGGCAACCTGTCGATGGAGTGGTTCCGCGGCGAGGTCGCCAAGGACATGCGCGGCGAGTTCGACGCAGGCGAAGCGTCCCCGCCGCCCGTCGTGCCACCACTACCGGTACCGGTCGACTACCAGCGGCAGTCCTGGGAGCAGGTCCGCGGCCGGTGGAACATGCTGGGCGAGCAGACCATCGCCGAGGCGGTCGCCGAGATCCGCGACCACGTCCTGGGCACAACCGACCGCGGCAAACCCGGCGTCAGGTTCGACTGAACCGCAACCCCCGCGCATGATTCCGCCCCGACCTTGACGGTCGGGGCGGTTTTTTGTGCGTTCATGCGACAGTTGGTCGGGGATATAGTTCGCGTATGCCGAAATGGATCACCGATATGGAAGCCGCCACATTCACGGCCGTTCAACGGATACTCGACGGCGACCCCCCGCCATGCAACCACCGTTACTGCGCTGATCAGGGTTACGCACTGTGCATGGGTGTCACCGGGGCGCAGATAGACATGCTGGAAGACTCCGGGTTGTCGCGGCGCGAAGCCTTAGAACAGGTCGTCTCGTCCATCTTCGGATAGGTCAGGCTACGGCGGCCATCATCGCGGCCCGCATCGCCGCATCATCAGTCGCCACATACCGCTCCGTCATGGCCAGCGACGAATGCCCCAACAGTTGCTGCACCGCACGGATGTCACGTGAACCCCGGTACGCCCTCGTAGCGAAGCGGTGCCGCAAAGCGTGCATCGTCCACACGTCGGGCATCACCCTGCTGCACAGGTAGCCGACCCGCCGGGGCGCGAGGTGCCCGTCAGGTCCGGGGAACAGCCACCCGTTCCGCGACTCCCCCGCGGTGTGGCCGGCAGCGCCGGCCGTGATGCGTGCGGCCAACGAATCAGTCACCGGCACCAACCGTTCCCGCCTGCCTTTGCCGTGAACCAACAACTGCCAGCCGGTGCCTGTCTGCCGTAGGTCGCGGGTGTGGACGCGCGCCACCTCACCCCGACGCAATCCCGCTTCGGCGGCAAGCCTGAGCATCAACGTCACACGCACGTCAGCAGCCAACGTCGCGGCCGCCAGCACAGCATCAGGTGCGGGCCGCGGGACGGGCCAGTCCGGTTTCATCGACGGCAGATCCACAGCAGGATCGGTGTACAGCAATCCCGACTTGCATGCCCACGCGTAGAAGCTACGCAGGGCCGCGCGGTAGCTGCGGCGGGTTTCGGGTTTCCAGTCGTGCAGCCCGAACCAGCCGACCAGATCCGCCTCGGTGATCTTGTCGGGCTGCATGTGCAGGGATTTCGCGAGGTACCGCAACTGGTTGCGGCGCAGATCCACGGTCGTTGCGGGCCTGCCGATGGCCCGCAGGTAGCTGGTGTACTCGCCGATGAGTGTGTCCCAGGTTGTCATGGTTGTTCCTGTTCTGTTTTCTAGCGGTTGTTCCAGCAAATTAGCTAGAACTGTCTGCCGGTGCAAAGTTCAGGCGGCGGCGGGCACCAAACCATGACGGCGGGTTTGTGCTGTTTTCGCACGTCGGAACCACGGGGAGTCACACACCGCTTGGTTGGTCGCCCCGGTGGGCGGATCGGTGCCGTCGCGTGGTGTCAGCAAACCACCGCCGTCACCGCCGCCGGGTGAGTTGTCGATCCCGGTCATGAGCCAGATCAGGCTGCATCCGCTGCGGTGTGCGATCAGCTTGCAGACACCTTCGTAGTCGCGTGGTTTGCGGTTCTCCAGCTCCCATTCGCGCCAGGACTGCGCCTTGACGCCACATGCCAGGGCGGCCTCTTTGAGGTTCCACCCCATCTGGTGCCGGACGAGGACGAGCCGTGCGGCGAAGTCCCTCGTGCTCGGTACCCAATCGGTGACTGTGCTCATAGTCACCCACTATGCGCCTAATCGTGCATATCGCGCAAGACGCGCATAGCACAATTTTGGGAACCATACACACACACTCTCGTGCTTGACACGATTCGCACGCTATGCCATCGTGTCGGCATGCCAGAAATCGTGTTACTCACGACTACCGAGGTCGCAAAACGATTCCGCGTAGACGCATCAGCCGTCCGCAAGTGGGTCGCCGAGGGCCGCATCACACCCGCCATCACCACCCCCGGCGGCCACTACCGATTCGACGAGTCCAACATCGACGCCTTTACCACCACCGAGCAGTCCGCATGACCGCCGTGATCATCGCCGCCCTCGCCGCGCTCACTTTCACACTGCTCACCCTCGAACACCGCGCATGACCGAGCTGGCCGGCGCCGCCCTGGCGCTGATCACCGTCGCCGCCATCTGGCTCGGCCTGCGTATCGCCGCCGCCGTGTCCCGCATGAACGCCCAAATGGACGCCCACATCCGAACTGTCCTCGCACGCACCGACCTCGACCGATGGAACAAGGAGATGCAGCAATGACCACCAACTACGTCACCACCGCAACCGGGGTGTCCGCGATCTGCGGGTGCGGGCGCACATCGAAACCCGTTGCCACGCAAGCCGACGGCCGGCCGTCGTTCTGGGATCTCCCGCAGGGCTGGTCCTGCGCCCCCTACCCCGCCACCCATCTGCATCAGGACGGCACCTACGGCAGCCAGTACGTGTGCCCCACATGCAACCGGGCACGGTCCGCATGACCAACACCGTCTGGCTGCTGCTGTTCACACAGCCCGTCCTGCTGTGGACCGGATACCGGTACGGCAGGTGGGTCCGATGATGACCAACGATCCGCGGCACGGAACCCGCAGCACCTACACCAATAATGTCTGCCGTTGCGATCTGTGCCGGGTAGCGAACAGGGATTACATGCGCCGGCTGCGGGACAACCTCAAAGCCAGAACGGTCGATGGCGACGAGCCGTGGCACGGCACCTTCAGCGGTTACGCGAACTGGGGCTGCCGCTGCGACCTCTGTAAAGCAGCGAACGCGAAGAAAATGCGCGAGTACTGGCGGGAATTCAATGCGAAGAAGGCGACGAAGTGAAGATGTGCAACCTGATCGCCCGCGCGGCCGCACTGTTCGCGACCACCGCCGACCACCTCGGCGCCGACACACTCACCGCCGCCGAGGAAACCGTCGAAGTGTTCGAACCGATGCAGCCTTTGCACTGGACCGAAGACCAAGCCCGCAACATCCACCCGTGCGCCTGGTCCCCAACGTCCGGCCCGCCGAGGAACGGGCCGGATGAACGGACGGCGCCTCCCACCGCCCCCCTGGTGGTTGAGGCGCCGTCCCCCCAGGCGGCGGTCACTGCCGGCGAAAATCCTCCTACCGGGTGCGCCGGCAGTGACCGCCCAACCGAAGACCTGCTGCGGGAGGCGGCGGCGCTACTGGCCGAGAACTGCCCCCAGTTCGCCGCCCAACTCCGTAACCGGGCGACACGGCTGGAAGCGGTCAGCGTGGTGGATGCGCTGATCGACGACGCCATCACCCGGCACCCCGCCGGGTCACGGCTCCCCAAAACCAACAAATAGAACGGCGGGCCGCCACGTCACGGCGACCCGCCAACCCACCCCAGAAAGAAGGAGTAACTGAGATGAGTACAAACCAGCCTAGCCGCGGCAAGGTCCGCGCGCTGCTGATGATGACCGCCGTAGGTGCTGCCGCCTCGGCTGCGATCCTCGCCCCCGCCCCCGCGCAGGCTGATCCCGGCGTCGGCTGCCAGACCGAAAAATGGGGCTTCCTCTGGTCGGCCCGTCGCACCATCTGCGACGGCCCCCGTAGGGCTGACGGGTCGTGGACACGGGCGCGTGTCGTCTGGACCCCCGCCGGCTACGCACCGCACCGCACCTATTGCAGCAGGTATAGCTGCACGTCGAGCGGCGGCTACTACTACGACGAAAGCATCCAGGCCCGCGAA